TGGCGAAAGGAAAGTTCAAGTCGGAACGCCAGCGGAGATGGATGTTCGCGGTTCATCCTTCCGCAGCCCACAAGTGGGCACACAACCTGGACACGAGCAAATCTGACTGGAAGGGCGGACGCGGTAAAAAGGTCGTGTCTGCCCGAGGGAAGAGGGCAAAGCGATGAGCGAGCCGGTTGGTCCACAATACGGCCTCGAGCCGAGACTGGACCACACGCCGATCCGGGTCCCGGTCAACAGTCGGAACCTGGTATCAGAAGAGGACTACCGCAACGGATCGGAGTTCGGTGGTGTGGGCGGCCTGATCCAGCCCGCTCCCCATAACCCGACTGCGAGTGAGCGACTGCACATGGTCTATGCCATTGATCCACTGGACGACGGGACCTATCCTGAGAGCGTCCTGCCGCCTGATCTAGACGGCAACTTCGACCCCAGATAAGGGAAATGTAATGTCTGCCCCGGTGTTGAGTAAGACTGCGCTGTTCAATGATGTTTGGGACTACTACCCTCACGCGGGACAGCGGGACTTGCATCAGAATAGAACACGTTTCAAGGTGGTGCGGTGTGGTCGGCGCTGGGGCAAGACATTTTTCGGTGGTCACGAGATGGCTACGCGGGCATTGCTCGGGTCTCCCTTCTTGCAATACCGGTTGAATCGGTTCTACCCTTCGTTTGGTTGGGTGGTCGGACCTAACTACACTGATACGGAGAAAGAATTCCGTATTATCTATGATGATTTGCGAAAGCTTGGTCTTGATAGAGAGGGCATTCGCTTCGTTAATAACTCGTCTTCCGGTGACATGCATATCAAGCTGGCCAATGGCTCCGAGGTAGTGGGTAAGTCTGCCCAGCACCCGGATAAGCTCGTTGGTGAGGGTCTTGACTGGGTCCTGATGGTAGAGGCCGGTAGGCATCAACGAAAGACGTGGGGTCAGTACATCCGACCGACTTTGTCTGACCGGCGTGGAATTGCTGTGTTCTCTGGTGTGCCGGAAGGAACTGCCAGCAATTCGCTGCTGTACCACTTGTATGAGCGGGGTCAGTCGGAGCGATTTCAGTCGTGGGCTTCGTGGAAACGGCCTTCATGGACTAATGACATTGTCTTCCCCGGTGGGCGGCAGGATCCTGAAATTCTTGAGGCTGAGGAAGACCTGACGAAAGATGAGTTCGATCGTCAGTACGGAGCGGAGTTTACTGATAAGACCGGCGTAGTGATGAAAGAGTTTGACGAGGATGTGCATCTCGGAGACTTCGACTATGATCCGTCGTGGGCTACGTACATGGCTGTTGACTATGGGTTCACTAATCCTTTCGTCGTGTTGTTCATCCAGGTCGGTCCCTTCGGTGACATCCGCGTGCTGCGCGAATTCCGTAGGCAACAACTAGACACTGTAGAGGTGTGTAACGACTTGAAACTCGAGTATCCGGGATGGATCAGGGTCACGCAGATGCTGTATCCTGACCCGGCTGAGCCGGATGATACCCGGACCATGCAACGAGAACTGCGGATTCCGGCTAATAAGAATACCGGCGGAGAACTGAAGATTCGTCTGGGCATGATTCGGCGGGCTATGAAAGTCCGCAATACTCACTTGCCTGTGGGAGATTCTGAGCGTCGACCAACCCTTATGATTGACCGAACTCATTGCCCGACATTGATCTGGGAAATGAGAGAAGGCTATAAATGGCCCGAACGTAAGTCTGAGCAGCGGTCGGATTCTGAGAATCCCCTCGACAAAGACAACCACGGAACTGAAGCACTCGGTCGTTTCTTCCGTGGATACTTCGGTAAGACTCTCTCCGGTGGGGGTTCTTTTGTCTCCACTGCGAACATGAATGGTTGAGGTGGAGAAATGGCTGGTGGAACCTTCACCCCGTACAGTACCGGGGTAGATTTCTTCGGGACCAAGCCAAGTTGGATTCCGGATGAGCTGGATATCCTTAGGATCCAGTCGTACCAGGCATACGAGGAAATGTATTACAACAGCCCCGATGTCTTCAAGGTGTCGCTGCGAGGAACGAACGCGCTTCCGGTGTACGTTCCATCTGCGCGCACTATCATCGACACGACTAACCGGTACTACGGTGCACAGTTCCGGGTAGTTATCGGGGGTACGGGGAACGCTGCTGTCGCTGGACAGCTTGCGGTCAATGACCTGATCAAGCGGGAGAAGTACCGCTCGAAGTTCAACGGTGCCAAGCGATACGGCCTGATTCAGGGGGACCAAATCTGGCACCTGACCGCAGACGAGAGTAAAACCCTCGGTTCTCGGATTCGACTGACTGCACTCGATCCAGGCATGTACTTCCCCATTGTCGATGAGGAAGACGTTGACCGAGTGATCGGCTGCCACCTGGTCGAACAGATTGAAACTGCTGATGGTCCCCGTATCCGTCGCCTGACGTACAGGAAGACTGATGCTGGCGGAGTCACGGTCGAGGAAGGCATCTTCAAGACGGATAAGTGGGGCGGTCCAGAAGACCAGCCCGAGGAAATTCTTCAGCCGGTAACGGCGTTGCCTTTGCCCATCACCAGCCTTCCGGTGTACCACACGAAGAATACCGAGCAGCCTGGTGATCCTTTCGGATCCAGCGAGATTCGTGGCCTGGAGCGTCTGTTCTCTGCGGTTAACCAGACCATGAGCGATGAGGATTTGGCCCTCGCCCTGGTCGGTATCGGGATGTATGCTACCGATGCATCACAGCCGATCGATCCGAAGACGAAAGAGCCTATTCCGTGGCAACTCGGCCCGGGGCGTGTGGTCCATCACGACGGTACAAAGTTCGATCGACTCCAGGGTGTGAGCGGGCTATCGGATTCCTACGGTGCGCACTACAACCGGCTCTGGGAGGCGATTAAGCAAGCATCGTCCACTCCAGATGTGGCTATCGGATCGGTTGACGTTCAGATCGCCCAGAGCGGTATCGCGCTGGCCCTCCAGATGAGTCCGATGCTCAGCAAGGCGGGAGAAAAGAACGATCTTCTCTTGGATACGCAGAATCAGATGTGGTACGACATCGTGAACATGTGGTTTCCTGCGTATGAGCAAACTACGTTTCCAGATGTCACTGTAGATGCGGTGGTCGGTGATGCAGTTCCAGTCGATCGCGTAGCTCGATTCGCTGAGCTGAATGACATGCTTGACCGGGGGGTCATCGACACGGAGTACTACCGGAGCGAAGCCAAGAAACTCGGATACACCTTCCCGGACGGTATCGACAAGGCTGCGAAGGAAGAATTCGATGCGCGTAACCCGACAGACCAGTTCGGTTCGCGTCTAACGGCGGAGACTGACCCTAATGCCGACCCCGAGTCCGAGTGAGTTTCAGCCTTATCGACGGGTACAGAAAAAGGTCGATGAGGATTTAGCCGCCATCCTCGAGGTTACTGCGAGGGCTATCCGTGCTCGGCTGGCCAAACTTCCTCGTGGACTGGGTGGTCAGGTTCGAGGGGCTCAGCTGAGGACGACGTTGGCTGCTGTGCTGAAGCTACACAGGGCTATGTGGACGGGTAAGATCCAGCCACGGGTAATCAGGGGAATGAAGGACGCGGAGACGGCCGCTGAGAGCGCTATAGAGACGATGACACGTGTTGCGTATGCCGCCCTGCCCGAAGCGGCGGCTGCGGACCTTGTGCGATCACTCAGGGCCTCTGCGGAGAGCGGTTTGAAATCGGATGCCGCGCGTGTGGTCCGTCCGTTGTCAGCGAAGGTTTATAACAACCGAGCTTTGCATGACGGGAAGATTGAGCAGATCATTCGTAGTGGTCTGGTCTCTAATTTGTCGGCTAAAGAATTGGCTGATGCTGTTTACAAGTATGTGAGCCCGACCACACCGGGAGGTGCTTCGTATGCGGCTATGCGACTTGCCCGAACTGAAGTCAACAACGCCTTTCACGAACGTCAACTACTCGGTGCTAAGCGGCCTGGAGTTTCCGCAGTCAAGTGGAATCTATCCGGGTCGCACAAAGTGCCTGATCTGTGCAACGAGTATGCTTCTCACGGTGATAATGGAAGATGGCCGGTTAGAGAAGTACCGGAAAAGCCACATCCCCAGTGTTTCTGCTACTTGACTTACATCACTGAGTCTCCGGCGCAGTTCAGTAAGAAATTAGCTGCAGGTGATTATGATGCTGAGATTGCTCGACGTACACGTGAGAATATAGCTCGTCTTAGTGGGAAGGGTTAGTAATGATTGACCACACCGGACATCCTCACCCTTCCACACCCAAGGCTAGAGCTCTATGTCGAGCTAATGGCGGCACTGGGTTCATCGGTAAGGTTGGATCAGATGCTCCTTCTGCTCCGAAGGCTAAAATAGCTCCTGTACGTGCTCCTTCGTTGACTTCCACTAAGGTTCCGGTCGCGAAGAAGACGGCTCTTAACGTTGATACCGGTAAGCAGATTAGTCGTGAAGATGCGGCTAAAATCATGCATGGTACAGCTGCACCGAAGAAGTCTAGTATGTTGGCTCAATTTGCTGAACAAGAAAAGGCTAACAAGGCTAAGGCTGCTGTGGTGAAGGTGGTTAATCCTAAAGTAGCGGGCCCTAGAACAGTGGCTCGTAGGCAAGATCCCGTTTACCAAAAAGATTATGAGCGGGGATGGAAGGCTGGCGCAGGAATAAATGATTTGACTGCTGCCGATAAGCGGGGTGAAGTTGATGCGTACTACGATGGATTTTCGGATAGGTCTATTGGGGTACCGAAGTGGACCCGGGCTGACGAACTGGATGCTTTCGATGGATTGACGCCTACCCCGGTTAAAGGAGGTACTAATTACTCCTTGAGTCGGAAGGATTCAATGACTCAAAGCATTTCGCTTGGTGGGGTGGAGGTGGGCACCATTACCAAGCGAACAGTTGAGGAGCCTCGGATGATTGCCGGGTCTAATCTGCGGTTTGCCAAGGATAAGATCGTAACTCGGTACTTCGTCCATTTGGATAAGACCAAATTCGACAATGCCTCCACTGCATTGACTTTTGATCGCATCGGCTCCCGTAGCCTAACTGGAGCGAAGAATGATTTGGTCGATCGGCTAAAGCATCTTACTCGACGGGCTTGACTCTATAATTCAATGCGTTAAGATTCAGATCACTGAAACTACCAGGGAGAATAAAATGAGTCTGCGACTCACGAAGCCCGGCCTGTCTGTGGCGGTCCGAGTGCACCCGAAGACCGGGGAGCCTCTCGTTCCGATTGGCTATTTGCCGAATGGCAAGGCTATCATGCCGATTCTCGGTGCATCTTCGGATGACCCTGATGATCCCGGTTTCACTGGAGGGGGCGGAACCGGGGGTCAAGGCGACGATGACGAAGACGATGACGAGGATGAAGAGGAGGAAAAGCCTAAGCCTCGGAAATCCACCAAGAAGTCTCGTCGTGTCGACGAAGATGATGACGAAGACGAAGAGGATGACGACGACGATGAGGAGGATAAGCGTCCTCGAGTTGTTCGTCAAGCCGCTCGATACCGTACTCGTCTTCGTGCTCAGGAGAGAGAGAACGAGGAGCTTAAGGCTCGGCTGAAGGCTCTCGAAAACAAGGACAAGCCTGCCGATGAGGTGGTGTCTCAGGATCTTACTGAGGCTCGATCCAAGGTTGAATCGCTTTCTGAGGTCAACCGGATCATGACTGCTCAGCTGGCTTTCTTCAAGACTCCGGCTGGTATCGAGTGGGTCGATCCTTCTGACGCATTCGCCCTGGCGGAGCGAGAAGGGCTCTTCGATGACGTGATTGACGAGGATGGTACCGTTGACACGCGCGAACTTCGACGCGGGCTCCGTGATCTCGCCAAGCGCAAGAAATACCTCGTCAAGAATGCCGATGACGACAAGGCCCGTGGCCGGAAGTCGACGGACAAGGACGACGAGGACGATGAGGAAGAAGACGAAGAGCCGCGCTCTCGTCGTTCCGCAGCGTCCATGAATAGCAGTCGCAAGGGCAGCAAGACGAAGGGCCCGGACCGTAAGGAATTGGCCAAGAAGTTCCCTGTCCTGAATCGGCTGTAATTCACTCCCGAAGGTCTGTGGCCTAACGGAACCAAAAGCACCATCAAGGGCTACGTTCCCAAGACAACGAAGGGAGTGAACGTGAGCCGTATTGACAAGTATGGTCCCAAGACCGGTGGCTTCCGCGCGCCGCTGAATGCGGCCTGGACTGCCACCTCGGGACCGGCGGGGGTCACCGACCTCAACCGAGTGATCGTCGTCGCTCTGAACGGCTCCGGCCGAGTCATCAAGGCGACCACCGCTGCTGCGGCCGTTGGTGTGGTCATCGTCACCAAGGCTATGGCTGCCGGTGAGATCGTCGACGTGATGACCGCTGGTGAGGTCGTCGAGCTCGATGCCAACGACATCCAGGGTGCTACTGCCCCGACTGCGGGTACCAAGTACTTCCTGGAAACCACCGCTTCTCGCCTGGCCGCTACTGCGCCTGGTGCCGGAGTGAACGGCTTCTATGTCGGCACGACTGTCGAGGCCGGTCGCCTCGTGGTCCGTACTGGCTCCTTCCAGGGCTGAGGGGACCACACAACCATGAACATTTCTTTCCCGCAGCCGACCGTTGGCTCTCGTGGTCTCTGGACCCCCGATCTGGTCATGCCCGCAGGCGTTGGTGGTAACACGCCGAAGCGTGGTATGGAGCTGGTTAACCTCAAGTCTCTGGGCATCCTGCCCGGTGTCTTCGGCGGTGCGAACCGACTCGGTACCCACGTCGCTGCCGATGTGGTCACGCAGACCGCCGACGGTACTGACCTGAACTCCATCTGGACGGAGTTCATGGCGCTTCTCAACGCCGTGAACCAGCCGCGCCAGAACCTCATCAACTTCCTGACGCTGCCGGTCACCAACCCGACCGACACTGTTACCCAGCCGGGTGCTGGTGTGGACTTCGAAGAGGCTTCGGAGTTCGGTGAGCCGGTCGGTTCGCGTATCCAGCCCGCTTACTTCCAGCTGGGTTATACGTTCAAGTGGTACGACCTCGCCGCTCGCTACACCTGGCAGTACCTGGCGGATGCCACTGACCAGATGGTCAATGACGTGGCAAACGCTTCGGTCGAGGCCTACTACCGACTGCTGCTGTTCAACGTGCTGAAGACCTTCTTTAACCCGACGAACCTCACGGCTACCATTCGGGGCAACGCGTACAACGTCTACAAGTTCTACAACAACGATGGTACCGTTCCTCCGGCGTACAAGAACAACACCTTCGCGGGTACGCACACGCACTACAAGACCTCCGGTGCGAACAACGTCCTCGAGGCGACTGACCTCGACACGATGGTCGTCGACGACTTCGCTAGCCACGGCTACTCGATCGAAAACGGCTATCGCCTGGTCGTCATGGTCAACACCGTCGTGGGCAACCAAATCCGGAACTTCCGGAGCGCGGTCAATACGGCGCAGGCGGTCGGCGGTAACTACGGCCGGTACGACTTCATTCCGGCGCAGGGTCAGCCGGGGCAGATCCTGCCCCAGACGACTCAGCTGTTCGGCACGTCGCAGGTTGCCCCGAGCCTCGGTGGCCTTACGGTCATCGGTACGTACGGGCCGTTGACGATCGTGCAGGAGGACTACCTGCCGACCACCCACATCGCTGCCTTCGCTTCGGGCGGTCCGGACAACCTCCAGAACCCGATCGGTCTGCGGCAGCACCAGAACACCGGGCTTCAGGGCCTGCGCCTGGTCAAGGGTCGCAACGCGGACTACCCGCTGATCGACTCGTTCTGGGCTACCGGTTTCGGTACCGGTATCCGTCAGCGCGGTGCTGGCATCGCGATCGAACTGTCCTCGAACGGTACCTACACCGTTCCGGCCGTCTACGCCTGATAGGGAGGGCCTGAGATGCGTAAGATCGATTGGGAATCGGCCCTCTCCGATGAGGACATCGCTTGGCTCCGTACTACGGGCCAGCCGGGCATGGAGGAGCGCATCCAGGCTCACCAGGCTCAGTACGACGTGCAGGTGCCGGAGGAGGAAGTCCCCGAGGACACCGTCACTCGATCTGCCCTCGATCCGACGGCTCGGTCTTCCACTCCGGCAGTGACCGGGGATGGTCCCGTGCTGATCGATCCTCGCGAAGCGGGTCGAGTGGACGACGAGATCGCGGACGACTACGATTCGTGGAAGAAGCCGGAACTCGAGGCGGAGGTCAAGGCCCGCAACGAGATGGCTGATACCTCGGATGTGGAAGTTCAGGGCACTGGCAAGGACGGCGCTGTGCTGAAGGAGGACCTGGTGAAGGGGCTTCGGCTCTGGGATCAGGAGAACCCGGATGCACTGAGCGACTGATCAACGCAGATCCAAGGAAAGGCTCGGACTTCGGTTCGGGCCTTTTCTTATGAGGAAGATAGATCTAAGGATGCTACTCAGAATCCACTTTACCATTCCCATGATACGATTCCATCAACTCCAGAGAAGAGGTGAAAACCCAATGGCTACGCAGGATCAGATCTCAACCTTGCGGCGAATGACAGCTCTTACCGACGATGATGCGGTCTACACTGACTCATTGCTCGGAGGCTTGATCGATGACCTCGGCTTTGAAACTGCCGCAGCGCAAATCTGGAAAGAAAAGGCGGCTGCTGCGGCCACCCTGGTCGACACAACCGAATCGGGCTCTAGCCGGGCTCTCAGCCAACTTCGCAAAGGCTTTCTGGAGATGGCCACGGCCGTTAACCCGGTGGTGGATTCAACCGGAGGCGGATCGTTTACGGTGGAGATCGAGCGGATATGACGTTTCCGACGCAGACCCTGGAAGTGCAGCGGAGGGTCACGCAGCAATTCATCGACACAGACCCTACAACGGCTGCCCTTATCCCGGTGTCTCGCGTCAGTACTCCCGCTGGGGGCTTCCAAGAACAAGATGGAACTCCTCGGGTGGCTCAGACGTTCAAGCTATCCGAGCTGAATTTCGATGCGCAGCCAACGATCACGGTAGCGGGTGTGGAACGGATCATCTCCTACCACCTGATCGGACCACACGACATGGCTATTGCTGTCGGGGACTACTGGGTTGACGGCGCGGGGACTCGCTATGACGTGGTGGCTCTCTCCGAAGGATGGGACTACATGGTCAAGGCGATGGTGTCTCGCCATGTTCCCCGAGGATCGAGGCCGTAATGGCGCGCGGCGTATTTGTCTATGACTCTCTAACCCCTTCGTTGAAAGAACTTCTTCCGAAGGTGGATGCAGCCGTAGATCTCGTGTTTGATCGGTATGAGGCTGAAGCCGAGACTTACGCTCGAGCAAATGCGCCTTGGCACGACAATACCGGTAACGCGAGGGCTGGCCTGTTTGCTCAGCACGATGCAGAGCATATGGTCAGGCATTCGCTTACGGTCTACGGAACGATGCCTTATACGTTCTGGCTGGAAGTCCGGTGGTCGGGTAAGTACGCCATCATCGGTCCTACGATCGTTAATCTGGCCCCCCAGATGGCGGCAGACATTGCGGCGGCAGTGTCTCGGGCAGTGAGGTCTTAATGCGTGCCCTGATAATGCAGGCGATTATCGCCGATGCAGGCATGAATGCGTTGGGCATCGATAGCACTAACGCTTTTGCTGTTGACGTAGATACTCCGGATACTCGTCCATTTTTGCAACTTCGATGGGGACGGAACGATGTTGCCCTGTCGCAGACAGAGATTGGTCGGCGGACTCTTACAATCTGGGTGCACGATCAACCAGGAGATTATGGGGTTATTGACTCCATAGTCTTACGACTCCGGGCGTTGCTTCCGACGCTTGTGGGCCAGAACAATGGGCTGGGTTATCTAATCGCAGTCGAATGGTCTGGGGATAGTGAAGACCTGGCCGATGACGGCCACAGGACAATTGCTCGGAACTCCAGCTTTGTGCTGGTTGGCTCGGGCCAGTAGGGAGGGAAAGAATGCGTTACGTCAGGTACATTGGCCCTGCGCACGAGCGGCAGATCACTGCTCGCGACTGGCGCTCGGTCGGCATCAATGGCGAGACCGTGGTGTGGTCCGCTTTCAATGGCTTCTCGGTTCCGCTCGAGCAGCTCACGGACGATCAGGTTCGCAAAGCGATCGATCCCGATCAGTACTTCGTGATCACTGGCGAGGGGGACGACGAGGAAGAATTCGTTCCGACTCCGCAGAACCGGGTGATGACGCCGGATCAGGTCGAACAGGTCACCAAGAATCCGGTGGACGTGGTCGAATACCTGAACGGTGGGGATAACGCCTCTGCGGGCGGCTCAGGGGCTGTTCCGGGCGGTGGTGGCGCGGCTCCCACCAGTACGTCCACTGGCAAGGGTGCGGGTAGCGACGCTCCGGGCACCACGGCTCACTGATGGACCTCCGCTGTCCACACCGAAAGTTTGGGGAGGTGATCGTGCCTTCTATGAATGACGGAAGGATCGAGGTCGCTTGCCCCTCGCGGTGGTGTGGGAAGCGGCCAGGTGTGACTGTGCTACACATATTCAGCACTAGAACTGGAGAACTGCTGGATACTCGGCGGTTCCGATCTCCTGAGGGAGGGAAGTAAAATGGCACTGGGAAATGCTCTCCCGTATGGTCTGCGGGACGTGAAGCTCATCCCTTATCCGACTCTCGATCGCCTGACCCTGGGTAGCACGCTCACGGATCTGCCGGTCGCTCGGACTTTCTCGTTCAACGACACCGAGGACTTCGAGGATCTGCGAGGCGACGATGCGCTCCAGACCTCGCACGGTCAGGGCGCGCAGGTTGAATGGGAGCTGGAGTCGGGCGGTATCTCGTTCGCCGCTCATGCCTCCATCGCTGGTGGTCAGGTGATTTCGACTGGCATCAGCCCCAACCAAGTCAACCGGTTCCGCAAGAAGACGACCGATCAGCGGCCGTTCTTCACGGCTATCGGCCAGGCCATGAACGACAACGGTGGAGATTTCCAGGGTGTTGTCTGGGCCTGCCGGGCTACGGGCAACATCGAGTCGGAGTTGGGCGACGGTGAGTTCCTGATTCCGTCCGTCTCCGGTATCGGCTTCCCGTGCCTTGCGTCGGGCCTGATCGGTGGTGTAGACGTCAACCAGTCGATTTACGACTTCATTCAGCGGGAGACCGCTGGCACCATCGCGGCTCCGGTTCTCGACACTCCGGCTGCGCCGTCGGTGTACTCGCTGTCTGACACGGGTGGTACCACTACTGGTGGCGAGATCATCCGTGTCACTGGCTACTTCCCCGGTACGATCACGGCTGTCACCGTTGGTGGTACGGCTGCGACCGACTGGGAGCTGGAGTCGATCAACATGCTCGTCCTGATCACTCCGGCACACGCGGCTGGTGCTGCGCAGGTTGTGGCGACCAACGCGACCGGTTCTTCTACGACCGGTGCCTTCTCTACGTACACGTACGTCTGATCCTTCGCGGAAATTGGAGCACTCGATGCCTTCCCAGAACTTCACCCCTAACAACATTTGGGGATCCTCCACTCCGGCTGACGAGGTTGAGGAACTGACTCTTGAATCGGGTCAGACTTGTCTTGCGAAGAAGCTGTCCATCGACGGTATGATCGCTGCCGGATTGCTGGCGGAGATGGACGCATTGACTGCGTCCGTGACGAAATACACCCGCAAGGTCAAGGGCGGGAATAAGAAGGCAGATGGGGTCGAAATCGATCAGTCGCTGCTGATGAAAGATCCCTCGGGCATTCAGGCCATGTTCAAATTGATGGACAAGGCGCTCCCCCACATCGTGATGTCTCCCCGTATGGTCCTTCATTTCACGGAAGAGACGGTGGGAAAGACCACGGTCACCAAGAAGCTTACGGCTGAGGATCGCGCGGCTATCCTGGAGAAATACCCCGACACGGTGTTCACAGACCAGGTTGATTTCTCGGACAAGGCCGAGTTGTTCAACTGGTCTGCCGGAGGACTTTCCACGATGCTCCAGTTTCGTCAGTAACGCCCCCTTGATGTGGGAGGTGTGGTCAATGTCGCAGTCAATGCGATGCCGCCCCTCCCTTCTCGTTGGTATTCCTGACCCCCTTGTTGCTTTCTACACCGATCGCGCGATCTGGACTTTTGCTACTGCTATCCAGGAAGA